CAGAAGTTATCGATACAAACCGCTTTGTTGGTGACATCTACATCAAGCCTGCTAAGAGCATCAACTTCATCCAGTTGAACTTCGTAGCTGTTCGCTCAGGTGTAGAGTTCAATGAAGTTGTTGGCCAGTTCTAATAAATAAAAGAAACTAGGAGGAAAAGCAAATGGCTTTTAATATTAATGAGATGAGAAGCCAACTGGTCTACGGTGGCGCTCGTCAGAATCTATTCCAGGTGCGTATCAACAATCCTGCGAATGCTTCTGCAGATCTCAAGACACCATTTATGGTTCAAGCTGCCCAGATTCCCGAGTCACAACTTGGTGTGATCCCTGTGTTCTACTTCGGCCGACAGATGAAGTTGGCCGGGGACAGAACGTTCGGTGACTGGACTGTTACAATTATTAACGATGAAGACTTCCTGATTCGTAACGCAATGGAAGAGTGGTCGAACCGCATCAACCGTCTAGAGCGTAACGTCCGTGAAATCAATCGTTATAAGTCCAATGCTACTGTAATTCAGTATGCTAAGGATGGTACACCTATTCGTGAATATAAATTCGATGGAATCTTCCCAAGCGTTATTTCACCAATCGAACTAGATTGGGCAAATACCGACCAGATTGAATCGTTCCAGGTTACCTTCTCGTACGACTACTGGACAGTCAGTGGTGGAAGTACAGACAGAGCCGGTGGCGCCTAATAAGTAAGGGGTAACCATTCCCCTTATTTTTTTGTTATTTAAATTGGAGAACCCATGGCCGAATTATTTGGTTTTGAAATCAAGAGAAAAGTCGAACCAGTAGACATCCCTTCGTTTACACCTAAAGCAGCCGATGACGGTGCAATGGTTGTGGCCGAAGGCGGTGTTTATGGTACATTCGTCGATCTTGATGGTGCAGTTCGTACAGAAGCAGAGTTAGTAAATAAGTATCGTGAAATTGCAATGCATCCTGAGGTCGAGATGGCCGTCGATGATATTGTTAATGAGGCTATCGTTGCCGATCCTAAGAAAGAGATTGTCAGCCTTAATCTAGACGATCTTGAACAACCTGATAAAATTAAAAAATTAATTCAAGACGAGTTTGATAACGTTGTCGATCTTCTTGAGTTCAATCAGCATGCATACGAGATCTTTAAGAAGTGGTATGTTGATGGCCGTCTGATCTATCATGCAATGATCGATGAAGAAAATCCACGCGAAGGTATTAAAGAACTTCGATACGTCGATCCACGTAAGATCCGTAAAGTTCGTACCGTCAAGAAGAGAAAAGTTTCTAAGGGCTCTAACGTAACCGTTCCACAGACCGGTGAAGAGTTCTACATCTATAACGAGAAGGGATTCGCCAAAACAGCCGGCGTTCCTAATAACGTTGCTCCCTTCCAGGATACCGGTGCACAGGGTCTAAAGATTGCTATTGACTCTATTGTCAACGTATCATCTGGTCTTGTCAACGTAAACGGTGACCTTGTTATTGGTTACCTACAAAAAGCAATTAAACCACTGAACATGCTGAAGGCGATGGAAGACTCGTTGGTCATCTATCGTATCTCACGTGCTCCTGAACGTCGTATCTTCTATATCGATGTTGGTAACCTTCCTAAACCGAAGGCTGAACAGTATCTTCGTGATGTTATGACACGTTTCAAGAACAAGGTTGTGTATGACTCATCGACCGGTGAGATCAGAGATGACCGCAAACATATGACCATGCTAGAAGATTTCTGGCTTCCACGTCGTGAAGGCGGTAAGGGTACAGAGATCACCACCCTCCCGGGTGGGCAGAACCTTGGTCAGATGGATGACGTAACGTACTTCCAGAATAAACTCTATAAGTCGTTGAACGTTCCTATCGGCCGTATGGATCCATCTGCACAGTACAGCTTCGGTCGTGCTACAGAGATCACCAGAGACGAAGTTAAGTTTGCTAAGTTCATCACACGTCTAAGAATGAGATTCTCGGATCTGTTCACACGTATCCTTGAGAAGCAACTGATCCTGAAGGGTATCATTACCTCAGAAGATTGGGCAGAGTTCAAGACCAACTTCAAGTTTGAGTATGCCGAAGACAACCACTTCGCCGAACTGCGTACTACTGAGATCCTTCGTGATCGTGTTTCGATGCTTCGTGATGTGGATGACTATACTGGCAAGTACTTCTCACATGAATGGATCCGTCGTAATGTTCTTTATCAGACAGATGAGGACATGAAGGAAATTGACGAGCAGATTGCACAAGAAGTAGATAATCCACAATACAACCAACCAGAGATTGGACCTGATGGTCAACCAGTTCCTGGAACCGGCATGCAGCCAGATGATGCAGGTACTCCACCTAGCGAACCTGCTGCTCAACCACCTAAGGATGCGGACTTTGGTCCTGCAGTACCTGATGTGGTGAAGAAACCGGCTTGATTATAAATAAAAAGAATATGGAGAAAAGTTATGCCAACTGTTGACGATTTAATTAATACAGCACTAGAACAGCAACCAACCAAGTTTGCTTCGGTGTTTAATGATATTATGGGGCAAAAAGCCACTGAAGCACTCGACGCGATGCGTACAGGTGTAGCGCAGGGCATTTATGCTTCGGAAGAAGATTTAGAACCAGAAGATCAAGACACTGAAGATCTTGACGATGACATTGACGACGACGAGTTCGATGACGTTGATGATCTAGACCTGGACGACGATTTAGAATTTGATGACCAAGATTTAGAAGGACTGGACGACGATGGCGAAGACGCTTAAGGATTTCTTAGAAGGTTACTTGAAAGTTAAGTCTGCCGATGAACAGAAGTTTATCGACAAGCACGTAACTGTAAAGAATCCGGATCGTAACGGCAACGGCGATGATGTCTTCAAAGGCAGCACCAAGGCTATTGACCGTCGTAAAGAACGCAAGGGCTATAACCCAGGCGAAGACGAAAAGGTCTATGAAGAGCTAAAGGGTAACCAGCACAAGATCGATGCCAACAAGAACGGCAAGCTCGATGCTCATGACTTCAAGCTTCTTCGTAAGAAGAAGAAAGTTGCTGAAGAAGCTGAACAGATCGACGAGATTCTAGATACGCCAGAAAAGGTTGCCGATTATAAAGCCAAGGCTGAAAAATCTTTCAAGAAAAATATCTGGAAGGGTGGAGAAAAGGCACATAGAACTACTACAAAACGTCTCTATGGACTCTCTCATCCTAAGGTAGCGAATGAAGAAGCTGAGCAGATCGACGAGCTTTCGAAGAAGACTCTTGGGTCGTATGTGAAGAAAGCATCCGGCGCTGAACAGCCAAAGAATGTAATGTCACCAAAGAACGTTCCTCTGACTAAAATCGCTGCATACCAAGGCGATAGTGAAACAGGACACTTCGGTAAAAGATTTAACCAAGCAACCTACGATAAAGCAGAACGTCTTCGTAAGAACCGTCAGACAGGAATTACAAGAGCTGCTGATAAACTTGCCAAGGAAGAAGTAGAGCTCGAAGAAAAGCTAACTGCCAAGACTCCTATGGGAACATACATCAAGGACTTCCAAAAGTCTGATGCTCCACAGTTCAAGGGTAAGTCACAAGAAAAGCGCCGTGCTATGGCAATTGCTGCTAAGCTCACTGCAGAACGTGGTGGCAAACCACTTCGTAAGGAAGAGCGCCTGCAAAATAACCTAACTGATATCTCTGAATCACATCAGCGTATTATGCTAGAAGTATTTGAAAAGCTCAACGAAGACAACAAGTCAAAGTTCATGGAAGCATGCACAACTCCTGAAGGTGTTGAACAGATGCTTGACTTTGCTATCAGACACAGAGGTGAATAATGGCCGTAACAATTTCTAGCAGAAAAAATACATCGTTCGTTATTCACGTATCTTCTGCCAATAGCGGAAATATCGTTCTTGCTGGTAACAGTACTACGACTAATGTCAATGGTACGTCTACATGTGTAGCTATCGATAACGAAATCTTTTCCGGTGCTTATATCACACAGGCATTCTGGGGCTGTGATGGAACTGGAACTATCCAAGTTCTAAGAGGATCTACACTAGTTGCCGAATATGATTCGACAGGACAAAAGGATTATGCTGGTTGCGGTATGCCACTGAATGTTAATCCTACTGCAAACCTGGTAGTTAACTTCGTAGGTTCATCTAATGCATATTGCATGCTTGAACTACAGAAGCAAGGCACATTCACTTCAGAATATAACCTTAGGTAAGAAAAATGAAACTAATTACTGAACTTACTGAAGACGTCACAGTTGTTACCGAAGCCCGTGAAGACGGGAAGAAGAACATGTACATCGAGGGTATCTTCCTCCAAGGTGGTATCAAGAACCGCAATGGTCGTATGTATCCTGTAGAGACTCTTGCCAAGGAAGTAGAGCGTTATAACGAAGCCTACGTCAAGTCTGGTAGAGCTCTTGGTGAACTAGGTCACCCAGACGGTCCTCAGATTAATCTTGATCGCGTATCACACGTAATCACAAATCTTCGTCAAGAAGGTCAGAACTGGATTGGTAAGGCAAAGCTGACAGATACCCCAATGGGTAATACTGCTAAGGGTCTTATTGAATCGGGTGTTCGCCTTGGTGTTTCCTCACGTGGTATGGGATCACTTCGCCTTAATAAAGAAGGCATCAACGAAGTTCAAGACGATTTCCATCTAGCAACAGCAG